CTATAGTCATATCTGTTATTAAGCAATAAAAAATGTGATTTGTGTATTTGTTATTATGAAATTTTTGTAAAAATTACAACACTTAGTCACATCTGTTACAACACCCCTTTTATTGTAGCCATAACAACATAAAAGATGGTTGTTTTTTTAACAATAAATAGTTGTATTTATAACAACAGTTTTAGATAGGGGGGTCGTTGTAAAAATTACCACAGAGTTTTGGTTTTGGTGTAGGCACTCCCACAAACAATCCCAAGCAAAATTTTACTCCCCCAAAAAACCAATATTCATTGTCTAATAACTATACCTTCTTGCTTTGTAATTTACACAATATTCAAAGAGGCTTCCATGTGTTATAGTGATACTAGTGTTTTTAGATGTATGAGAGCTAAACAGGTCTGAAAACAAGCACTTTTTAATAGTTCAAAGACATACATTAACCCACATGTTGATGTATCTGTTTTGTAAATGCGGTTACAAATAAAGATTCATAAATCATAATCTGAACTAACTCTTGCATATATTGGGAAGTGAAATACATCGTGTCTGAAATCATAGTTTTTAGATTTTATTCCCAATTAGAGACATGCCCAATTACCAACTCTCAAGGTAGGTGGGTTTTTCATATGTAAAACCATAAATTGAGGTATCTATGTTTGTGTTTGTGTGATTTATATGGTTATATATTGGCAAATGGCTAGACCAAATCCTTTAGAAGTTCCAGAAAGAAGAAAAGAGTTTTGCAGGCTGACTGTCTTTATGTCGCCAATGCGGGCTTGCAGGAATATGGGTATAGATTACCCCACCTTTATTGCATGGAAGAAGCGAAGAGGGGGTAAGAATTATGAAGAATTATTGGCAGATATAGAGATTGCCAAAAGTCAATTTATTAATTTAATCGGCAAAAACATTGAAGATAGATTAAAGGCTGGTATGGTGACTGTCAAAGATAGTATGAATCTCTTGGCTTTGCTTGAGCCAGACCAATGGGGCAAAGTCCATAAACACGAACATAAGCATTCTGTTGGTGTGCAAATGCTAGATGGTATGAATCAAACTGAAAGAAGAAGATTATCTAGTGATTTAGTTAAAGTTTTAGGTGATGGTAAACGTCAATACTGACGCTCAGCAAATCTACAATGGTATGCTCTTAGCTTTAGAGGATATGGATCATTGGACGTTCTGCGATAAGGTTTTCAGTTACTCATTCCAAGACTTCTACAGAGGTGCATATGTTGAAGAAGTTGTCGGCAGACTAGCAAAATATGACTTCACTATGGATATTGCCCCCAGAGGTCATTTTAAATCCACCAGATGTTACCTAGATGTCATGTATGAAATACTGACTGCTAGAGAGAATAGGGAATGTCATTATTTTAGTTTCACACCAACTATGGCTAAGCACCACGTTGGCTTAATTAAAGAGTTTATAGAGAAGAATATATGGTTTCAAACCTTAACCAAAGACAATAAATCTCATGCAGAAACATTGCTGAGCTACACCAACTCATTTGGGGCTAAGATAACTTGTCGACCACAGGGTATTAATGCTTTTAACAGAGGTATCCACTGTGATAGGTTATATGTTGATGATCCCCTAACAGATCCAGTTAATAAAACTTCACCAACAGCCATTTATAAAGTAAACAGAGCTTTCAAAGAACAACTGCTGTCAATGGGTAAAAAAGAGTGGAAGATGCGGATAGTTGGTACACCCCAGACTCATGAAGACTTCTTTTTTGATGAAAGTATCCAAGAAAGGTTTAATACCACTGTTTCTAAAGCCATCTTAAATGATCAGAAAAGAAAAGTCCTTTGGCCGGAGTATCATAGCTATGCTGAGATGTCTAAAATGCGAAGAACATTGGGCTTAAGGGTTTTCGACCAAGAATACCAGTGTATCCCGGCTTATGAAACAGATACTTATCTGACTATCCAAGAATTAGCTATGTCTGTAGATGATAAGCTAGAAAACTTAAGATATTACGAGGGTGATGATTTAGTTATAGCTGGGCTAGATATTGGCTTAAAAGTCCACCCCTCTCATTTTTGCATATTCAGACATGATAAAGTAAAGGATAAATTTATTCAGATTCACTCCAAATGGTTTGACAACTGGAAGTATATCGACCAGTTAGAGTATTGCTTAAAGGCTATAGTCGATTTTAAGATAAACACCCTTTACTATGATGGTACTGGTGGTGAGTTTAGGATATTCAAAGAAGAAAAGAGATTACCACCACAGATGCAGGAAGTCATTGTTGGCAGTTTCAGGGTTAAAAACAGCTTTGCCTCTAATCTAGGCGCACACATCGCCGCTAGAAGAGTTAAACTACTCCAAGATGAAAGGCAAATCAAACAGATGTTAGCCGTCCAAAATGACTTGAATGTCATCCAAAGCAAAGATGGTCACGGAGATAGTTTTTGGTCTATTGCCTATGCTCTCCAAGAAACCAATAAACCAAAGGTCACTGTGTTACAATACAATAATAAAGATAATATATGGGATTAAGAAGTTTTATATCTAAACAATTTAGCACCAACAAAAAGGTTTTAACCGCCAGTAGCATTGGTATTAATGACAATTTTCAAAGTTGGTACAACAATCTCTCTAGCAGTGATTACAAGCTCTGGGTATATGCCTGTGCTAATGCCTTAGCCAATGAGGTTGCTAATATTAAGTTTTCTTTAGAAGATGTCAGTGTTGATCCAGTCAAAACCATCAAGTCACACCCAATCCTAGAAACACTGGCTAACCCCAATAAAATTATGACGCAGTACAATCTGATGCACCTAACATCAACTTGGTTGACATTGTATGGTGAAGCCTATTGGTATTTAGCAGATATTGGCAATCCCGATATGGTACTACCACTTTATCCAGATAAAGTCACACCCTTTGCTATGAATGGTGAGCTTTTAAGTGGCTATAGATACATGGGTAAGGTGCTATCCATTGACAGAGTGGTTAGATTTGCCCTACCTGATCCATTCAACTATATAAAAGGTAAGGGCAATGCTGAAGCCCTTAATGATGTCTTGTTAGCAGATAGATTAGCCTCAGCTAGACAGAATACAGCCTTAGAAAACAATGCCATACCATCTGGGGCATTGAAAACTGATAGCAAACTCCAGCCAGAGGATATGGAGTCGCTTAAATCAGAGTTTGGTGGCATGTTATCCAAAGATAACAATGTTGCCGTCTTTGAAAATGGCATCACCTTTGAAGCCATCAGCACCAGTTTAAAAGAACTGGAATTAATCCCAATGCGAAAAGAACATATGAAAGTTATCTTGGGTGTGATGAGAACATCACCAGATATTTTGGGTATGAGTGAACAAACTAACCGAGCCACTGCAGAAGCTAACCAGTACACCTTTGCCATGCATGTCATAAAACCACAGATGCAACTTATAGCTGATAGCTTAAACAAGTGGTTAAAACCAAGATTTAGTGGTACAGACAGATTGAAACTAACTTTTGCCAATCCAGTTCCCAAAGATAAGGCGTTTGAGCTTAAAAACAAAGTTGAATCACTTAGATGGCGAACCATCAATGAAATCCGGGCTGAAGAGGCTAGGGATGGCGTTGAATATGGCGATGAAATCTACATGCAACTTGGCATGGCTCCGCTAAACGTATTACAGGATTATGGAGACAGAGACCAGACACCGATTAACCAGCCTTAATCCCCAAAACTTCCTACAGCTTTTATATAGGCATTCAGGTCAATTTGACAATACCATTGTTGGCATTGCTCAAACACATTTTGCCCTGCAGTACAACAATCTCCTAGCTAATGGCTTTCTGACGGATTTTAATCTCAATAAACTGGATCTGAGTGCTAATTATATGCAGACAGCCCTGCCACCAATTCTGCTTAATCTATTTGATAGAGGTTATTTTGAGGGGGCATCAGTCATTGATCTACCAACCCTGCTAGGCGTATCCTATGTCACTATAAAAAGGGCTTCCCACAATATATACTCTAGAAGCTCTATGCTCAGAAGCAGAAGAATTGCTGAGGGAATGAATCTATCTACCAGATCCAAGATTGCCAGAATAAATGCCAGTAGTGTTGGCATTGATAGAAAGACTGAATTAGTCAGAGATTTAATGGTTGGTGTTGGCGCAATAAACAGAGGCGTATCACTGGCTAGAACAGAAACCATTTATAACCTAAACACTGGATCTAAAAGAGCTTGGAAAGACAGCAGAGTCATTAATGCTGTTCAATGGGTGGTGGCTAATGATGATAGATTATGTCAATTCTGCATAACATTTAATGGCAGAATATTAGCCATTGATGATGATTTTGCCAAAGAGGGTGAAAATATTGCTGGTACAAGAGGCGGTACTTTACCTACTTTGAATGATGTACCAGTTCCGCCGCTTCATCCCAGATGCCGATGCACTTTAGTACCTGTCTAGCAAAGTGTGGTAATATACACAATATGGATTTAGTTAAGAAAATATTTCATATAACTGATGTGAAGCAGGGTGATGATGATCTAACCATTGATGCCATCATCTCCACTGAGGATATTGATAGAGATGGTGATGTTGTAGTTCAAAAGGGCATAAACTTCGATAAGTTTCTGAAAAACCCCATTGTTTTGCTAAATCATATCCCCTCAAAAGCTATTGGCGGGGTTAGAAACATCAGGCAGAGTGAAAACACTACAGAAGCCACTATCGAATTTGCTACTAAAGAAGAAAGTGCAGAGGGCTATAGTGTAGGCAAGCTGTATAAGTCTAGAAAGATGAATGCCTTTAGCATTGCTTTTAAGAATAAGAAAGACATCATCAAAAATGGTGTTAGATACCTCCTAGAAACAGAATTAGTCGAAGTCAGTGCTGTAGCCATTGGTGCTAATCCCTATGCCGTCCAAAAGTCATTTGAAGACGGTGAAATTACAGAAATGGAGTATAAAACTTTCAATAAAGCATTGACAAAAGATACTACATACACTTATATAGAAGATATGATAGATTCTAAAACAGATGTGAAAGATGATTCACAATTAGATACAGAACTTAAGGCTCTCAAAGAGCAAAATAGTTCACTTATTAAGACAGTTGAAGCACAAGCTGATACCATCAAAGGTTTATCTACATTGCAAAAGAGTGATGAAGATACAGCTGAGGAAGAAGCTAGTGAAAAAACTGAAGCCAGTGATACCACTGAAAATGGTGATAGCACTGAAGATAATAAAGAAAGTGGTAACACTGAAGATGCCGACAATTCATTTGGTGATACAGATGATGAAAAGGCATATGTCTTAAATGGTTTAAAGAAAGACTTCAAGGAGGGAGTATAAGCAATCATGACTTTAGACGAAAGAATTAAGGTACTCCGAGAAGAGTATCGTCAAAAACAAAACAAGCAAGCGCAAGATGATGCTTTGCCAAAGAATGATGTTACAGATGTACCATCGCTTTATATGAAAAGCTTTGATCCTCAGCAACGTCAATCTGACTTGCAAGCCATTGCTAAGGCAATGAATGATCATATTGAAAGCAAAACTCTTGGTAATGTAACAAGTGCTGTTAATGCTGGTTCTTCACAAGAAGCTCTAGCTGTTGCTTCACAGGTTGTACCAACTGAGTTTGAAAGAAGTTTGATAGAAAAGATACATCTAAACTCCATCGTTCTGCCACTTTGTGACATTATGAGTGTTGATGTAGCTAAGATTGAGATACCCACAGAGGGTAACAATGTCACAGTAGCTTGGACTACTCAGGGTAAAGACATTGCTGAATCTGATCCTACTTTCACTACAACTACTATCAATGTCAATGACTTGGCTGTAATTGTCAAAATGACCAGACAGCTACTTCAAGACAATAAAATCACCCCTGCTTTAGTGGATAAAATAATCTCTCTTATTGGTTATGCCATGGCGGCTGAGATTGATAAAAGGATCTTATCTGGTGGAACTGGAACTCTTGGAGCTTTAGTAAGTACAGCAAGAACACAGGTTTATGTTGGAACAAAGACCAAAGTCAATGAAATCAACTCTGATCCACTAATTGATGCTCACTTCAAACTACCTATGCAATATAGAGAAAGAGCTGTTTGGGTAGCTACAACTAGTGCAATGACCTCCATAAGAAAGCTTAAAACTTCTAATGGTGATTACCTAGTTACATCTGTATTTACAGAGGGACAGGGTTTGAGAGCGCCTGCTAGATTTAACACTATGCTTGGTAATAGGATCTATGAAGTACCTGACAGCTATATTCCAAATAATGTAAGCTTTACTGGGGCAACATCTGGTAAAGGTGGTGCAGTAGTCTTTGGTGACTTCACTGGTTATACCATTGGAGATAGACTAGGAACTGAAGTCCTAACCACTGAAGTTGGTGGAGAGAAAACAGTTGAAAGGAATCTATTCCTAATCCGAGCCATCAGAAGATTAGGTGGAGTAGTAAACTTGAATGAAAAGTTTGTACTTGCTACCTATGATGCCAGCTAAATTAATCAGCTTGGGAAACTAGAGGAGTTTTTGACTCCTCTTTTTTATATCAGTAATTAGTTAGTGTATAATATTTTGTATATGAGCCATACAGCATCACCATATAATTATCACTTGGATTTGAATAGCAGGAGTAGTCCACCTTTCACCCTAGACCAAGACCAGATTTCTCTACCCATTACATTACCAACCACTGGCGCTGGGCATAAGTTTGTATTAACCCCCACCTACAAAGTTCCCGGTGGGCTTTTAGCCAACAGGGATTTTAGAACAGAATATGAGGGAGCATTGCACTTTACCATTAACCAGACATCTACTGTTTACTTCACTATTGCTTTTGCTCATGTGCTGTTAGAAGCAGATTTGACTACAGTTTTATATAAGTTTAGAAGTGACAGAACTGACCAGATATTAGGGGTTGGTAATTCACAGGGGGATTTGCACTTTAATGTGTTTAACTCTATTACACAGCTCCAAGTGGGAACATTCAGGACTAGAGATGGAACAGAAATTACTGTAACCCAAGAAGTACTGAATAGACAATTAAAACTGGAGATAGATTTATTTATTAGAGCTGGCAGGGCTGGAACACAATTAACTGCTCTGAACATTGACAATACCGCCGCCGTTCATTTCAGGCAACTCAAAGATGTAGCGCCACCTTTAAGCACTGATGGTGTATATCCAAATATAGATGATTTTAAAATATATTTTGGTATAGATACAGATGAATTTGACGGTCCGATGACTGTATTTTTAGCACACGCTACAGACTGGGCAGAACAATATACCAGAAGAAATTATAGTGGTATTGCTAGAGAAGAAACTGATGAAGAACATTATTTTACACAAGTGACTTATAAACTTGGATCATATTACTTTCAGACATATTGGGATAGACCAGTTTCAGTATCTAAACTAACCATCATTGATAGCCGTGGTAATGAAACACAAGCCACCAATGTCAAAGCTTTAACATATTTAAACAGAATCCAATTTAATGCTAATTTACCATCATCTAATTACACCATCAAAGTAGATTATGAACATTTTGCTGGTTCTTCTGGTGTAGTCAATCAAGTCATATTAGTCTATGCCAGTGGTCTAGCCATACAATCTAGGATACCTGAATTGCAGAAATCAACTGTTATCAATGAAAGAATAGGTGATTATGATGTTGCATATAGTAGCCAGTTATTCCAGCTCAACAGAACATCTGGTACTTTAAATATGTTAGAGAAAATATTAGATGGATACAGAAGCAAAAGATTATGAGTTTCACAAACAGCAGAATCTTAAGTCATATAGTCACTATTCAAAGACAGGTTAAGAGTGGTCATAAACTTGATTACCAAGACTCTTCCACTAATGTAAACTGTCTAATTATGCCATTTGATGATAAATCTCAAAGTTTGGGTGAAGAAGCGCAGGGTCAGGAGTATGTTATCTATTTTAAATGGGGAACAGATATACAGACCAGTGATAGAGTCATAGATAGTGCTAATACTGTCTATACAGTAGATGGCGTATCCAATGTCAACTATGGATCACGGATTAACTGGCATTACAGGGTATCTGCTAACAGACAGGAGGTTGTAAATGCGCTCTAGAAACTTCAGCTGGGCTTATGTCTTTTCTGCTAGATTAGAAAAGTCTAACAAAATCTTTAAAAAGAACTTTAAAACAGCTACTAAAAATAATGTCAGGCTCTTTAGAAGAAGGACTAAAAGAGAATCGCCAGTTCTAACTGGTCTTTTAAGAAGCAGAATACAGGGGCAAGTAATAGATTCTTTTACAGGTGTAGTCTACACTGATGTCAGATATGCAGGTTTTGTACATGAGGGTACATCTAGAAATAGAGCCAATAGATTTATGACTAGAGCATATTCCTCAACTCAAAGTCAAATCCTCTCAAACTATGATGTTGCCATGCAAAGATCTTTAAGGGGGTTTATTAGATGATAGAAAAGCTTAAAACAGCCATTGTTGATATAATAAAAAACTTGGATTTAGATGGTACAGATGCCTTTAGTAATGTATATGATGCCATCACTGAAGATTTTGAGGGTTCGCCATCAGCAGTGGTAACCTTTGAAACTAGTGATGCTGAAATATTTACCACTACACTCAATAAAAGAACATATGAGTTTAATATAGGGCTGTGGTATAGCTACAATCCCAAAATACTTTCACAGTCAGATGTCAATGAGATTGTCAACAATTTAGTAGATTTAACAGTTAATGCTGTAGAACATGATGCTACTTTAAATGGTTTAATTGCTATTATGAATCCAGTTTTTGTTGATGAAAAAGAAGTGCTTAATTCTGGTGAGGGCTTGGCAATTTATCAGAATTTAATTGTTTCTATGGTATTATTAGAGTAATTATTGATATAATATTGTTATATGACAGCTTTTAGCGGAAGAAGAATAAGTATTGGTCTGGGATTACAGACTAAAGAGGGCGCACAAGCCGATCCTGGTTATTGGTTTTCAACCACAGACAGATCTTTCAGCAGGGGAATTGAGAAAATAACCAATGAAAGCTCTATTGGCAGTAGATATAAACTGCAATCTCATAAGATTGTTAGAGATCATGGTACTGGCAATTTTGTTGGTTTAGTCAATCCAGATAACATACCTGTTTTACTAACCGCCATTTTAGGTGGTGGCATATCATCATCAAAAGCTGGATCTGCTAGCACATTAGTTGGAACACATGTTATTAAGAATGCAGATAGCACACAGACTCCAACTTTTAGTACTTGGTTGCAAACTCCACCTTATAATGAGCAATTTGTTGATTGTAGAGCTGGAAGTTTAAACTTTACAGCTAATGCCAATGACTTTTTAATGTATACATTTGAGTTTATGGGTAAAACACCTAAAACTGTAGAAACAGCTAAGACTGTAAGCTACAATGAGCCAGAACAATTTGCTTCAGGTAATATTGAGATGAAAAATGGGGCAACATTGACAGCTATTACAAATTCTACTGATCCCCTCAAAACCAAGAGTATGAACTTGACCATAGATGGTGATTTAGAGGGTTATGGTACTCTAACATCTACTGATTATGAAACATTTGTTGCCAAGACCTTAGGTTGCACTGGTCAATTCACTATTTTATTTGAAGACAATACTGTTAGAGATGTATGGATTAAGAATAATGTTATAGCATTAAAACTCACTGCTACATCTGATTTGAAGATTGGTACAACTAGTACACCTTTCAGTATTGAATTTGACTTTGCCAAAGTCAGACTAACTAATGTTACTGAAAATAGAGGTACTGATGATATACAAGAATTAGCAGTTGATTTTGCAGTAGAAGCTAATGAGGGAACAAATCTGCAATCTATCCAAGTCACAGTTAAGAATAATAAAGAATCATACGCTTAATGAGTTTGTTATCCTCACATATTAAAATAAGTTTAAAAGATGCCTTTGATAAGTGGTCGAGTAATTGCTTTGTGATGCTTAGATCACCATCATTCTCAGAAATGGCTGAAATAGTCAGACTGGGAGAGGCAATGGATACCCAAGATGCTAAAAGTATTAAAGAGTTAGAAAGTTTAATGACTCAGTTATTCCATTCAGGACGAGGCAGAGCTACTAATGGTAGCATCATAGACATCAAGCCTGATGATTTTATTAAAATATTACCCAGAATATTCAGACTACTATTTGAGGGTTTAAGCCAGAGCGCTCTAGAGAGTAAGGGGGGTACTGAAAATTTACCCTCAAAGAAAGGCTAAATAGCATTCTCGTACAGGGTGATGCAGAAGAAATTTTGCATGATGATAAGCAATTAATTGCACTTCATCGCTATATGAAAGAATTTGGCTTATCTTACAGTCAAGCCATTGAAGAACCCTTTCATGCCATACAAGTGATGCTTCACATCAGTACAGCCCTATCAGAGAGGATTAGACGTAAGTCAGAGAGTAATACAGGTCAATAGAGTATAATATGAGTATATATGGCTAGAACACAGCAACATAAACTAGAAACAGTCCTATCTGTCAAAGATAAAGCTTCAGCACCAACTAAAGCTGTAGCCAAAGAGATGAAGTTCTTGGGTGCGGCTTCACTTGGTGCAACTGGTGGTTTGACAGCTATGGTTGGACAGTTTGGTAAACTGACTCCAAAATTAGCTATCGCTGCCGCTGGTCTTATTGTTGCCAAAAAAGCAGTTGATACCCTTAAAGAATCTTTAAAAGAAGTTAGTAGGTCTGCCGCTAAATTCGAAACAGAGGTATCTAAGATAGGTACACTATTCTCTGGAGACATTCAGAAACGAATGGGTGAAATGTCTGAAGCCATATTGCAACTAGGGCAAACTTGGGGATTTACACACCAAGAATTAGCCAAAGTATCTTATGACATTATTTCTGCATCTATGGCTGACAATGCTGAACAAGCCAGAAAGTTAACTCAGCAAGTCGCCGCCTTAGCCTTAGCTGGTCAGGGTGAATTGCAACCAACCTTTAATTTGCTGACATTCACAATGAGAGCTTATGGCATTGAAGCAGACCATGCAGGCTATGTAACTGCTAAACTTAACAATGCTGTTAGACAGGGTAAAGTTACTATTCAAACACTGGCTGATCCAGTCAGTAAGGTAGCATCTAACGCCGCCGCTCTTTCAATAAACCTAGATAATCTACTAGCTACATTTTCAACAGTTTCATCTGCTGGTAATCTAGATGAGCTGGGTACACAGTTTGATGCATTCTTAAGATCAATCACTAAACCACAGGGATTACTCAAACAAGCCTTTGAGGATTTGGGTATAACTGATGTTAAAAGATTTATATATGAAGCTGGTGGGGATATAAGAGTTCTATTGACCACATTGAGTGATTATGCTCAAAAAGAAGGTCTGTATATTGCAGAGCTATTTACAGAGGCTAGAGCTAGAAGATTTGTACAAAAAGCCGCCACAGAAGACTTTTTAGGCAGATATGGTGAGTATTTAGAATCAGTCAATCAAGAACAGGGGCAATTCATAGAAAGCATAGATGTTATGAGGCAATCAGCCGAACATGGTTGGGGGCAAGTAACCAATATATTTAATGAGCTGAAAATAAGAATAGGTTATGAATTATTGCCATACATTAAGGAAGCCGCACAATTTTTGCTAGAGTTTGGCAAAGCTTTGTTCGAAGCATTTGGCTTAGCTGGTAATACAGCAGAAAAGTCTGCTAAAGATTTCAGCGGTCTGATTAGCACAATTTCAACTGTCATGGAAGTAATCAGTGCTTTTATAGGTGTTATGAGGATATGGTTCGGTGCTTTAGGTACTTATTATTTTGGTGTAGCAGAGGCTATTATAACAGTTGTCGATGTTGTAGCCGCTGCCACCAGTAAGATAACAGGCTTATTTGCCAGATTAGCAGAAAGTCCACTTGGCAATCTAATGCCAGAATGGATGAAAGGTGGTATTAGTGGCATTGATGATTTCACTAATGATATATCTAAAAGCACTAGAAAACTAAGAGATCTTGTACATGAGGGTAGAGATTTTGCAGTCGACCAAGTTACCAATGCCATAGGTGATCATAAAAAGGTAGTAGGTGCATTAAATACTGCTAAAGATGCTCTTGCAAATAAAAAGACAGCTAAAGACCTCTTTGATGCCTCTGAGTTTGCCACACCTCAAATAACAGCACCAGATTTAATCCCTGAAGCAGACAGAGCAGTTGATGATGAGGCTGGTGGTGGTACTGGTGGTGGGGCAAGTGCTAGAGGTCTATCCGATCCAAATCTGCTTCTAAATGTTATGCTGTATCAGAATGACTTAACTGCTATGACTAATAGTATATTGCTAAACATACTGGCTGTATCTGGGGGTAAATATAACGCCAATATAGGTAGTTTTGAATTTAATTTACAAGCAGGAGTACCGAATTTATAGAAAATGGGTAAAATTGTAAGACTAGGTGGTGAAGATATTAATGATAAGGCTTTAGGTGTTATCATCTCTGAAACTAATATATGGGATACACCAGAGAAAGAATTAACATCTTATGAGTTAGCCCAACATCATGGATCAGTCAATACATTCCAGAAGTTTAAATCTAGAGAGTTAAGTTTGACTGGCTGGATAGAGGGTGATGGTGTTGATGAGTTTGAGAATAGGCTAGACAATATTAAAAGAAATGCCTCTGACTACTTTACAGATTTAGCCATTGGCTATGGTACTGATAACACTTTAAGAACTTACAGAGTTATTATTCAACATATGGCTGTTACTAGAAAGAATATGCCAGACTTTGCCACCTTTGTAATCAAACTACAAGCACCTAATCCCTTTGCTAGTGGGGCTTCATTCAATTCACCAGCATTTATTATAGGCTCGCCCTCAAACCCCCCTAAAACAGCTCAGAAAACCTTTTTTGTTAACAATTTCGATAAGACATCTACTGCAGAAATAGCCCCTGTTATAACACTATCAACTAGAAGTTTCACACAAAGCAGGTCATTTGATTTAGTAGATACCCATCTTACCATTGGCAATCCAGACAATAATAGATTCTTAAAGATATTCTTTAATCCAAAAGCTAGAGGCAATGTACCAATCTTGGCTGGGGATATATTTGTTTGTGATTGTCTTAATAGAAGAGTTTTAAGAAATAATGTTGAAATTTATACAGAGGGTATTACGCCAGTTTGGTTGCCATCTAATGTCAATTCAGTTTTGCAGATAGGAAGCAATTCAGATGCTTCATGGTCTTTTTCAGCCAGTGTTCAATTTACTCATAGGTATCTTTAATGGAGAATATTACTAGATTTCAGGTTTTTGACAGACCACCATCAAGCAAGTATCAGTTTTACCCTAATTCAAAGTTTTATACACCATATGCTGACTATAAACCTGTTTATCAGGGTGAATTGAGGGGTGTAATTGGCTGGAATATTGAAGAAGAAATAAACACCATATCTCAATCAGCCACAATCACTATAGCACCATCAACTATCACTCAGCAGGATGAATTTGAAACTGTCTATCTAACTGCTAAAGGTAAGTTTGTAACTACTGGTGGGAGCAGAATAGTGGTTAGCAAAGTTAAAACCTCTAGGGTAGAGGATACTTCATTCTTAGATACAGTCATTGACTATGGTACTTTCATTAAAGTGGAGAGCTTTAGGGGCAGAGATACACCTAAGACTATTTTTTGGGGAATGGTGCAGGATTATGAAACTGATTCTAAGAGTCAAAATGTCATTTTAAGATTAGTATCCATTGGCTTTATGGCTATGCAAGAGATAGCCCAAGACTATTTGCTAAGGCGATCACAGCTAACTACTATCACACCAGATGGTACAACAGTTGGCGATATTGTCGAGGGCATAGATTCAACTGGTCTATCAAATGTTGCCTATGACAGAATTAGGGTATTCTTCCAAGACCCCGTTAGAGTGATGTACTATCTAATATATAGAAATCCATTTATACAGCATGGCGTTGTTATAGATGCTGATGGTGGTACTTCATCTTGGCAAAATCCAGATGGCTTAGGTGGTCAATACAGTGTAGATATGATTATTGAGGGCAATACTGTTGGTGATGTGCTTGAAAAATGCATGTTATATCTACCACCACAATGGTTTTTAGAAACAGAATATATTGAAACTAATGCTAGTGGCAATGCTAATCCAGATATAGCTTTAAAAATAAACTTAAGACAGTCTAAAACTAGAGGTACACAAACTGCCACCAGTCTTAGCACTGATTATGTTGCTTCATATTATCTACATAATGGTAGAGAGGTAGTCGAATATGACTTAAATCTCAGTGGCTCTAATGTGGTGCAGGATATTAGATATTCTTCAGCTACACAGGGTGAATTGTTATTAACTAAAGGCATTGGTACACAGGATATGCCAGATCCAGCCTTTGATGATCCTATGCCACTTCAATATATCCCACAATACAGAGATGTTACAGATGATGATGGCAATGTCATAGGGCAAGAAATAACAGAGCAATCAAGATATATTAAAAGAATTACTGCTAGAGGTGGTGGAACAGTTGTATCAACTGTTAATTCAATGGGTGAAACTGTTCACCTACCAGCTGTAAATAATTTTAGAGATAAAACTAATAGAGTAAGAGATGTTTGGTGGAGTAAACCAGTTTTTAAAGTCCATTCAGCCACTCGCCCAGTTGATGATGCTAGAATCAGACCAAATCAGACTAAAATCTTAAACGCTCTAGCACTACAAGAGCAATTTGCTAATTTTAGTCCAAAGAAATCTGGTAAAGTGGTGGTTATTGATGTAGATAATAGAAAAATAGATGAATATAGTCTAGGTGATGTCATTGGATTCAGACATTTTGACCATATCATTGACTATGCAGAGGTTAGAATTGTTGGTCGAAACATTAGTCAACATCAGGCAATTTTAACAGTAGACCATGTCTTACCAACTACTACCAGACGGATACAATCACTGATCAATGACCTAAGGAATGCCAATGATATATGATAAACTATAAGACATATGGATGATAGAGAAGTTGAAGCAAAAGATTTACCAGCTATAGATAGTGTAAATATCTTAGCTGATGATACTCTAATCTTAGATGCTTCAGATGATTTAAATCTTAAAAAGAGTGGATTATC